CTCTGAGGTATTCCTTGATTTTCTTTGGCTCATGTGAATATATCCAGGTAATCACATCCAACTGCGTTAAGACAAAGGGATCTCCCAAACCCAACCTATCCAAGGGATGGACCTTTCGATGCCAAGCCGCCGCTTGAGGTATCGAATCCATGGGAGGCGCTGCCATAGCCTTGTTCAACATGGCGGATGTAGATTCCGCCGAATTACTACACATGCTGACTTTAGCCACTAATGAAAGTACATACGCGTGAGGATCCCCTTTGTCTTCTCCCGTGAGTTTAAAATTTCCGTTGTCATCTAAGATACATTTATCATTAGAAATAACTTCCATTCCTTGTCTCAACTCCACGGGAGGCCTCTCTTCTTTGTAATCACGTTTCAAAAACCGGGGTAATTGGCGAGGATCTTCTCTGTTATAGATGACTATATGATTATCATGTTTCCAATCATAATTGCCCATCTTTTGCATCAAAGCCGTGACATCCTCACGTATTATTCTAGGCTCACTATCGTAAAAGCAAGCCAACCCGATAATTAATGCTGCCAAAATAGCCCCTCTAATGACCAGCACAGAGAGATCGGTAGTTTCCGTCTCCAGCCTTCTGTGCACTACGACCTTGTCAAAGAGAGGTACTACATAAACCCAACACAAATAAACTGTCAAAAGGACTCCCATCAATCCCAGAAAACCAAGCAAAACCTGGTAAGTTCTAGACAACGTAATTGATCCATATTTGCCAAAGAATTCATTAATTCCTCTGGCAACATTGACAGAATATTGGAGGTAACCTCTGGAATATGCCTGCATTCTCAAAAGCTTGGCAAAGGTAAACCATATATTGTCTAATCTATATCTTTCCGCTTTGAAATTGTCCAGATACACCAATCTTTGATAACTCTTATCTTTATCTAAAGTTTGTGAAATCTCACTAGTGACTAGTTTTGCAAGATTGCCGGTTATGGATGACTTTGACAACTTGGCGAAAATGGATTCAACCAAGTTCAAATCAACTTCCACATTTGTAACGCAATCTGAACCATTATTTTGATCACTAAGACAACTCATTCCATAAGATATCAATCCTTTCCATCCTTGGAAACTCGCAGCTATTGCACTATTAGCGACTACTTCCGCAGTCAACCAAGGTTTAACAGCCACGCTAGGATTGTATCTGTAGCGGGTCGGAAATATTATTAGTTCATAAGGAGAGAAAGGTTCCACCATGAAATTTTCCAAATCTCTCTCCAATCTATGGTACACCAACTTCCCGTTGGTAAACGATACTCGTTTAGAATCTACATCGCGGACGTAAGAAATGTTATCTTCTTGCGGTCCACCGATATTCTCTTCCAAGTAACAGTGGCAGTTCTACCATACTCACC